GCGGTGGAAACAGGATGCATCCGGGATTATGGGAATTATTTAAAATCAAAACTGGAAAAATATAATGAATACAAGTCTATTTGATAATTTTGATGCAATAAAAAGAAATATTGCGAACAAAAACAAAGTCGAATCAAAAAGCGGAACAGCCGCAATAAAAAGAAAAAATCGCCATTTAACAAGAAGGGCAAAAAGCGAGGAAGTTCTTCGTTCCGTTTTGCCTGAAATGGTTGATCCTGGAGACTCTTATCATGTAATGTCAAGCGGAGATGTTGATTCTATGAGTTTTATGACATTTTACATGATCAATTACGCTTTCGACAATGTTTTGATATCGACATGGGTTATAGCCGATAGCGACATAGACAATTTAATACACATGATGGAAAACGGAAGGATCAAAAAACTAAAGTTATGCCTTGGAGAAATTTATCCTGGCACATACCCGGCAGAATACTCTAAATTGCTGAAAATGCGGGAAAAATTTAACATTGAAATTGTTGTGGCAAGGAATCATAGCAAAATAATGTTAATGAGCGGAGGAAACAGCGGAATGGATCTAGTAATCGAGTCTAGCGCTAACGTAAATACCAATCCAAGAATGGAGCAAACTGCAATCCATAACGACAAAGGACTGCACGAATTTTATACAGAGTTTTTTGATGGAGTTAAATCAATTGACAAATATTCCTCTAAATAAAGCAAGACTTGCCAAAGAATTGGGAATAACTAGACAAACAATAAATACATGGATCAAGCGCGGCGATTTGGTTTTTGATGATAGCGGAAAAATGTCAGTAGACGAATTTAACCGACAATTGGGTGATAAATTGCATCCAACATCAAAAATAAGAACTGAAAAATATTCACCGATTTTTAGCAATGTAGAAGAAAATAAATCTGAAGATGTGGAGCTAGATTATCATGCGGCAAGAACTATTCGTGAAATTGCGGAGGCGAGATCTGCGGAATTCAAACTAAATGTCATGAAAGGGGATTATGTTGAGCGCGATCAGGTTGACAAAGTTATCTTTGAGCGTGCAAGGCAATTCCGTGATGGCTTGATAACTCTATCAAGAAGGATTGCGCCTGATTTGGCTAGTATAAATGATGTGAAACAAATAGAGACTCTATTAAACAAAGAGCATAGATTAATACTTGAGCAATTTTCTAAGTTACCAGTGATCGACAATTGATCTGCTACCAAAAACTATACGATACTTTATCGCTTGGCTTGTTGCCTGATTTTGATCTGTCCGTGGATGAATGGTCAGATAAGTTTATGGTCATTCCTAAGTCAAGCGGCTCAAATGAATACGGCAACTATAGGACATCGAGAACTCCTCACGCTCGTGAAATAATGAGATGTTTGTCTGCGGATCATCCGTGCAAGGAAGTAGCTGTGATGGTTGCTAGTCAGATGTTTAAGACGCAGATTGGGCTTAACTGGCTATCATCAACTATCCACCAATCTCCAAGCAATTTTATATGGCTAATGCCAACTGGTGGACTGCAGAAGCGTATCTCTGGACGTATTGACAAGACTATTAAGGCCGTGCCAGTTTTGCGCGATCTGGTTGCAAAGCCTAATTCGCGCGATGCAAAAAACAACCAAGATACCAAAGAGTATATGGGTGGTACGCTTTTTATATTCACCGCCGGGAGTGCCGCAAATATCTCGGAGGTGCCAGCGCGCTACGTTATCATTGACGAAATTGACAGGTGTCAAAGAGACGTGGATCAGGAAGGCGATCCAAAAAAACTGACTGACGGAAGACAAACTACTTTCCAGCAAAACAAAAAATCTTATTATCCATCGTCTCCAACAATCGATGGCGAGTCGCGCATTCACGATCTGTTTATGTCTGGCACACAGAGGAGGGCGCTTGCTGAGTGTATTCACTGCGGACATGCTCAAGAATTAATATTCGAACGTTTGGTTGTTGGCGAGTCTGGATCTGCACTATACCCGTGTGAGTCGTGCGGTGGCATGCATACTGACAAAGATAAAAATCTCATGTTTGCTAACGGCTTATGGACTGATCCAGTTTCTGGTAGCACAGGTTATTTACAATCATTTACTGCGAGCGCTATGTATTTGCCGTATGGATGGCTGTCGTGGTCTGACATGGTAAAAGAGCATGCCGCAGCTCAGGAAAAACTGGATCAAGGCAATGATGCAATGATGATTGTGTTTTATAATACCAGGTTAGCAAGAGTCTGGAAGCGCACAATACAAACGGTAAGTTATCAAACTTTGATTGACCGTGCCGAGCATTATGACTTACGTGTTGCGCCTAGAAATGTGCTATTTGTAACCGCTGGCGTAGATACTCAAGATAATCGGCTTGAGGTGCAGATTGTCGGGTGGGGTCGCAATATGTCAGCAACTATCCTTGATTATGTTGTTTTGCATGGTGACCCGGCTGACGATGATGTGTGGGATCAATTGACATATTTAATAAATTCAGGTATAGAACACGAATCTGGCAGAACGTTGCAAGTAATAGCAACAGCAATTGACGTGGGCGGCCATAGAGGTGAGGCGGTAAAGCATTACGTGAGATCAAAGCGCATAAGGTCTCCTATTGCGATTATTGGTGCAACAAAACTGAATGCGCCTGTATTGAGCAAGGGGTCAATGCAAGACGTGACATGGAAAGGTGTGTCTGATAAAAAAGGTGTTATGCTTCATCAGGTTGGAACGGTGGATATTAAACATGTGATATTCTCTAGGTTGTCGAATGACGAGGATAAAAAACCAGAAGATAGAATGCTAAGATTTGCCAAAGACTTGAGCCCTGAATATTTTGGCGGCCTAATATCTGAGACTTATGACAGGCAAAAGAAAAGGTACGTTAAGAAGCATGACGGCATCAGGAACGAGCCATTAGATACATTAACTTATGCTTATGCAACATTGCATCATTCGAGCATTAGGGCGCATAGGTACACTAAGAAAGACTGGGATGCGCTAGAAGCTAAATTCTTAAACCCGGTGAAAGTTATAGAAAAACCAGTGAACAATGAGCAGCAAGAGGTTAAAGAATCATCACAGAAAGCGGCTGTAATACCTAAACCAAAACTACAGAGTCGTGGTAGATCAATGATGGGATCTTTAATGGACAGATTAAGACGATGACTGACATTTTATCCAGAATGGCGCAAGTTTTATCAGAAAACGGTTTAAATGATGAGAAAATTGTATATATTGACAGGAAATTACGTCAAGAATACGCTGGCTCTTATGTCTATATAACGCGAAAAGAGCACGGGATTGATAATCGGATCATGGAAAGAATAAAAAAAAGCAACGATTTTATATCGATTGCTAAAGAATTTAGAGTGTCCACTAGCACTGTTTATCGACTATCAAGAAAAATAGGTAAGAAAAAATGACATTTACGACCAGTGATTTAACAGCTATCGAGTCAGCAATTGCGAGCGGGGAATTAACGGTGATCTCAGATGGTAGGCAGGTTACATATAGATCTATGCTTGATCTGATGAGAGCGAGAGACACGATACGCCGAGAATTGCAAAATGCCGGGACACTCGCGAAGAAAAAAAGATATTCGTTTATAAGCCGGGGTGGCAGGTAATGGCTAAGAAAATATCTAGTAAAGCGAAGTTAGAAAAGAGAACATTGCAGCTAGTCGACAAGATCAACAAGCGATCTTACGATGGCGCAAAGACAGGGAGGCGCACGGGTAATTGGGTTAGTGCTGGTAATTCTGCTAATGCTGAAATAGCACCTGCATTAAGTTTGCTGCGTAATCGTTCGCGGGAATTGGTGCGTAATAACCCTTACGCTGCAAAAGCGATGCGCGTGTTATGTACAAATTACATTGGGACAGGTATCACGGCAAACATTAAAGATAAAAAAGTAGCGGCATTATACAAAAAGTGGGTAAAAGAATGCGATGCGGATGGGCATTTTGATTTGTACGGATTGCAAAGACTGATTGCGCGAGCTGAGCCGGAATCAGGCGAGTGCTTGATAAGAATAAGATATAGAAAAGAATCGGATGGCTTATCCGTTCCCATGCAACTGCAAGTATTGGAAGCCGATTACCTGGATTCGTACAAGTTTGAGGATCTTCCTAATGGCGGATGGATCCAGCACGGGATTGAATATGATGCATTGGGTAGAAGAGCAGCTTACTGGATGTATAGGCAGCATCCAGGGGATATGTCGCCAAAATTGCAAGGGCTTGAATCTTTCCGTGTTCTTGCCGAGGATGTCATTCATTTTTACGACAAAACAAGGCCAGGACAGGCTAGGGGTGTCCCAGTATTAGCGCCATCTATGCTAACAGCGAATGATTTAGATGATTATTTAGAGGCTACACTGGTTCGCAAAGGTGCAGAGGCGTGCATTGCGGCTTTTGTCAAAACAGACGATGAAAATAGAAATATCGGCATAGAGACTGCTGACTCAAACAATGAGCGAATAGAAGAGCTCTCACCGGTAATGGTGCAATATCTTAACCCAGGAGAAGAAATATCATTTTCTAACCCGTCTACTTCAACGGGCGATGTTGGGTACACTAATGATAGGCTCCATGCGATTGCCGTTGGCGCTGGCGTAACTTACGAGCAAATGACCGGCGATCTCTCCCAAGTCAATTACTCATCGATTCGCGCTGGTACTTTGGATTTTCGGCGCGAGGTTGAGCAGTGGCAGTGGATCAATTTTATCCCGATCGTTTGCGAGAAAATATTTAAAAAGTTTTTGGATGTGGCGGTTATATCAGGCAAGATCAAGAGCGCAGAAGTTGAAGTAGAGTGGACGACTCCACGATTTGACTGGGTTGATCCGGTCAAAGATGTGCAAGGCGAAGGCATGGAAATAGGCTTGGGATTAAAAACATGGGCTGAATCCGTGCGTGGTCGCGGTTATGACCCTGACAAAGTTTTTGAAGATCTGATTGCAGAAAAAGAACGATTTGCAAAGGCGGGGATAACACACCCAATGGATAATGTAAAAGTAAAAGGCATAGGCGGACAGAATGAACCTCCGCCAGATGCGCCTAAAAATTAATCAACAAAGCCAGTTAATAGCTGGCTTTTTTATTATCATTTTTCGATATAAATGAAATTAAGCGCATGTAATAATTGCGGGAATTATGGAGATTTTCTCGCATGACAGATAAAAAACAAGATTTACTTAGCACTCGCAGTTTGAGCTTAAGCATATCTAAACGCGCCGAGGAAGATGGAAGCGAATCAGTACCGGGTAATATGGTACTTGAATTTCCTTTTTCGTCAGAGTCGCCCTATTTGAGACAATCTTGGTTTGATGATCCGTGGGTTGAGATACTTGGGCATAAAGACGGCGAAATAGACCTGTCTCGGCTTAATGATGGCGCTCCAGTGTTGCTCAATCATGGAGCAAGTAAGACAGAAGAGTCAGCACTAAGATCGATAGGTAAAACTGTTCGGGCATGGGTGCAAGATGGTCGCGGATATGTAGAGGTTAAATTGTCGCGCCGTGCTGGCATGGAAGGATTGCTGCAAGATATCCAGGATGAGATTGTACAAAATGTATCAGTCGGCTATCAGATACTTGAGCGCACCTTAGTATCACATAAAGAGGGCATGCCGGATGAGTACAGAGTAACAAAATGGCTGCCGATGGAGGTTACTTTGTGTGACATCCCAGCTGATGCAACTGTTGGACTAGGACGATCGATTGATATTAATGGAGATAAGGAAATGGAGCAAAGAACCGATGAGGCTGTAGTAACTCAACCGGCTGTTGATGTTGATGCGATCCGCTCAGCAGCTAAGGCCGATGCAGTCAAACAAGAAAGACAGCGTGCAAGTGATATCCGTGTGGCCGTGCGTTCTGCTGGTTTAGATATGTCATATGCAGATGAATTGATTGATGGCGATGTCACTGTTGATGCAGCTAGAGCGCAAGTTCTAGAAAAATTAGCTGCGCGTACAGAAAGCGCACCAATTTCAAGTCGTGCGGACATTTTTACTACTGTCGATGAAACAGAAACACGTCGCAGCTTGATGACCGAAGCTGTCTTGTATCGTGCTAATCCAAGCGCAAAATTAAGCGATGGCGCTAGACAGTATGCTGGACTTAGCATGATCGATATTGCAAAAGAATGTCTGGATGCTCGCGGTGTTAAATATCGCGGTATGGATCGTTTGCAGATTGTATCACGTGCTTTCGAAGGTAATTCTGATCTGCCGAATGTGCTGGCTAACGTGGCTAATAAATCACTGCGCCAAGCTTATGAAGCCGCTCCCCGCACGTTTACGCCTTGGGCACGTCAAACAACCGCACCTGACTTTAAATTGATGAGCAAGGTTAGTTTGTCTGATGCTCCAGCGCTTGAAAAAGTGACTGAGAACGGCGAATTTAAGCGCGGTGCTGTGACTGACGGTAAAGAAACTTATCAACTAGCCACATACGGTAAGATCATAGGCCTGACACGTCAAGCAATCATCAATGATGATTTGAGTGCTTTTACCCGCATCCCGGCTATGTTCGCTACTGCGGCTGCAAACCTGGAATCAGATACTGTATATGGTATTTTGACTGCTAATGCGGCTCTAGCTGATGGCGTAACACTGTTTCATGCAGCTACCCATCTAAATTACACAAGCACGGGCACCGTAATATCAATTGATTCTCTAGGTGTTGCTAAAAAGCTAATGCGCCTGCAGAAAACACCAAAGAACGTTGTGATGAACTTAACTCCTAAGTTCTTGATTGTTCCTGCGCAAATTGAAAATGTGGGCTGGCAATATACAACGCCAGAATACAACGCTGCGACTGCTGCAACAGTTAATCCATTCAGAGGACAATTGCAACTAATAGTTGAGCCGCGTCTTGATGCATCGAGCGGAACGGCTTGGTATATGGCTGCCGACAGCAACATGGTTGATACGATCGAATATTGCTACCTCGAAGGCCAAAACGGCGTTTATATCGAAACCCGCCAGGGATTTGATGTTGATGGCATGGAGATCAAAGCCAGGTTGGATTTCGCTGCAAAAGCAATAGATTATCGCGGTCTTTATAAAAACGTTGGTGCATAAGGAGATACATAGATGGATAATTATATTCAACCAGGAAATACACTTTCATTAGCCCCTGGGGCTGCCGTGGCGGCGGGTGTTGGCTACTTGTTCGGCACAAGCCTGTTTGGCGTGGCTGCTGAGGACGTGGCAAGTGGCGTAGTAGGCGCATTTGTCACCGAGGGCGTTGTTGAGATTGCAAAGACTAGCGCGCTTGCTATTACTGCCGGTGATCGTCTCTTTTGGGATGCCACAAACAAAGTTGTTAATAAAACGTTAACAGCTCAACAATGTGTAGGAATCGCTCTTGCTGATGCAGTAAACCCAAGCTCTACCGTGATCATGAAACTCGGTTGCTATACTGCTGTAGCTGCTTAATATATTATGGCAAACCCATTCGCCGCATTACAAACAAGGTTAAACTCAGCACAGATTAAACATCTTGCCGATAAAACACTGTTTGTAGACGGCAATGAGGTGACCGGAATATTTAGCAACAATTATGTTGATCCGTTTAATGTCGAGACAATGGCGACAATGTTTTTCTGCAAAGTCGCTGATGTTGGTGTTGTAATGCATGGTGATGTTATCGTTGATATTATTGATAGTGGTGTTATTGACTATTATATAGTGCGTGGTGTGCAGCCGGATGGTAATGGTATGGTAAGGCTAATATTGGAGTTGCAAGATGCCTAACCACGTTAGACAGCAATTGCGTGAGTCTGTAGCTACTGCGGTTACTAATTTAACAACAACTGGCGCGAGAGTCTTTCAGAGTCGAGTTTATCCGCTGCAAGAATCTGATTTGCCTTGTCTTTTGGTAAAAACGGAATCTGAGCGTATAGATTATCAAACTGTACACTCACCAACGCTGCAAGAGCGCGAGATTACTGTAACAATCGATGCTATAGCTAAGGCAACTAATAATCTTGATGATACGTTGGACAAGATTTGCAAAGAGGTCGAAATTGCAATAAATGCGGCTTCATTAATTGCAAAAGATGTGCAATTAGCTGGCACTAACATGGATCAAAGTATTGTTGGCAATCAGCAAGTCGGCATGGCAACAATGATTTTTCGGATGAAAGTTTATACATTATCAAACGCACCTGATGTAGCAGTTTAAAGGCCATTCTAACGCAGTGATGCGCTGAGTGGATATTATAAACCTAACGCCGTGACGGCGCTGGAGATAGAAATGGCAGCAACAGCCCTAATATTACGCAATGCAGTTGTACAAATCCAAACCGCTCTAGCAGCGGCAAAAACAATTACTGGAATCTCAAAAGTCAGCGAGGCGGTTGTTACTGCTACTCATGATTTTTCAATTGGAGATTTAGTCCTTATTGAGGCGGTCGTTGGTATGACTCAGATCAATGATCGCGTTGTGCGTGTCAAATCGGTAAGTACCACAGTGTCATTTGTCTGTGAGGGCATTGATTCTACCGGTTGGACAACATACGCTAGCGGTGGAACGGCCAAGAAAATAACCATGGGCGCGTCATTTGACAACATCACGCAATTCGACTTGCCTGACTCTGCGCCGGACAAGCTCGACATTACTACAATCCATGACGACGAAAAACAAGAAGCGTTCGGTCATGACTCTGTGCAAGAAGGCACATTATCACTGATTGCAAACCCGCTGGCGACTGCCGTTGTTGAGGTGCAGTCAGCATCTAAAGCTAACGCTCGACGCGCAATCATGGTAACACTGTCTTCAGGACAAAAAGCGATTTTTAACGCTTACGTTTCTGGCGGCGCTGGTTTCTCTGGCGGTGTCGGTGCTGTAGGAACCGCGCAGATCAGTATGACACTGCGCAATAAACCACAATGGTTTGCATCATAATGAGCACATTAGCTGACAAACTACGCGCCGCGAGGCGCATAGAAATAAAAGTGGGTGATCTGTCATTCTTCGGCACGCGAGCGACTCCAGAGCAATTCAGCCGCTATGCGACACAATCATCTACTGATGCGGAAGTATGCCGAGTCCATATTGATGACTGGAGTGGAGTTAAAGAAAGTGACCTTATCGAAGATGGCGGCAAGGATGCTGTTAAATTCGATAGAGATACTTTCTTTGAAGTGATCGGTGAAAAGCCAGATTGGTATAAGCCCATTGTCGCAGAAATTCTGAAAGATGCTCAAGAGCGATTTGTTACAAGGGCTGCTAACGAAAAAAAATAACTGACTGGCTCGACTATCAGCAAATTAAGGATCTTGTTGGTGGCGAGTCAGTAAGGTTAAGCACGGATCAAGAAAGGGTAGTCTCTGCATGGAATATATTGGGTGGGAATGTTGATTTTTCTCAATTAGATGCAGTAGCGGAATACCTGCAAGTCAATGATGCAGAGTTGTTTATTGATGGCCTTTTACTTTTAAAACAGCATAACGATGACCAACGTAACAACTCAGATTAACATCACAGCAAAAGATTCTACGGCAGCGGCTTTTGCTTCTGCCGATCAGAATTTATCTGGATTATCAAGCACAGCATTAAAAGTAACCGGAGCGCTTGCGGCTGTTGGTGTGAGTGTTGCTGGTGTTGTTAGCGCTGTCAAGGGCGTGGCTGATGCCACAATACAGTTTCAGCAATTCACGAATACGCTTCAAGTCGGCACAGGCTCGGCCAAGGGCGCGGCTGATGCGCTGTCTTTTGTTCGTTCTGAATCTCAGAGGCTTGGGCTGGATCTTGCTACCGCTGCTGATCAATTCGGTAAGCTGACTGCTGCATCGAAGGGCACAGCGCTAGAAGGCAAAGCAACGCGCGACATATTTACATCCGTCGCGCAGGCTGCCACGGCTCTTGGGCTATCAGCAGAGCAAACGGGCGGCTCGTTACTTGCAATTCAACAAATAATCTCTAAGGGTACGGTATCTGCGGAAGAGCTGCGCGGTCAACTTGGCGAAAGATTGCCAGGCGCATTCCAAATCGCGGCGCGAGCTATCGGTGTAACTACTCAAGAACTTGATAAGTTACTGAGAACTGGCAGTATCACTGCTGAGCAATTATTGCCAGCACTGTCGCGCGAATTAGATAAAACATTTGGATCGCAATCTGAACAGGCGGCGAAAGGTTTGACTGCTCAAATGAACCGAATGAACACCGCTATTTTTGATCTTAAAATAGCTGTGGGCGAATCCGGTTTAATCAATTTCCTGTCTAGCGGAATAGAACTTGCCACAAAACTTGCCAATGCTCTAACTGGCGTGTTTGGCGGTCAGAAATTAGATCCAATACAGAAACAAATATCTTTAATTCAAGAACTTGAAGAAGAATTAATACACATTCAAGGCTTGAATAGCATTATTCCGATCAGTGATTTTCTGTTCAGTAAAAAAGATCAGGACGAGCTTAAATTTCGCATAGAATCTGCTACAGAAGACTTGCAGAGGATGAAGGAAGCAATCGCTTCTGATAATGCTTCCGAGACTGTGGTTGCTGCCGTTAGCAAGGATGCCGAGAAATTATCTGTAGCAACCAAAAAAACTATATCTGATGCAGAGCGGTTTTTATCATCGCTTAAAAAAGAGGCAGAAACAGCCGGGTTGACTGCGGTAGAGATTAAGAGGCTCGAAGCTGCTCACCTTGGGGTGTCTAAAGCAGCAAATCCGCTAATTAGCAGAATTGAGCAAGTCACCACAGAAATGGACCAGCAGAAAGCGGCGGCAAATGCTTTGTCTGTTGACTTGCAAAAAATAGCGTCAATAACTGAATCGGTCAGAACCAAAGAAGAGCGGTTAATCGATACACAAACTGAGTTAAATAGATTGCTCAATCTGCCTAACTCAAATTTATCAATTGAGACATATAATCGCGCGTTAAAAAAGGCGCAAGAAGAAACATCAGAAGTCGCAAAAGTTACTCGGTCGGTATCTGATGAAACAAGCCAATTATGGATACAAGCTGGTCGTAATATACAAAGCGCATTAGCAAATAGCATATTTAACTTTTTTGACGATGGCCTAAAAGGCATGGTCAAAAGTGTCGGTCAGGCCGTTGGTAGGATAGCTTCGGAGTTCGCGGCGCTAAAACTTGCGCAAAGCGTTGGTCTTGCTAACATGTTTAGCGTTGGCGGAGTTGGCGTGACAGGAGGAAAGAGTAAAGGTTTTAGTTTGTCGTCTCTGGCATCAACGGCTGGCGGATTGGTGTCGTCTGGATTTGGGTTAAATAGCCTGGCTGGCGGTGCATTGTCTGCTGTTGGTGGTAGTGGTTTATTAGGCTCGTTCGGTGCTGGTATGTCGGGCGGCTCTGCTGCTGCATCGTTTATCGCTGCCGAGAGTGCAACTGCTGGCGCCGGTCTTGCTGCTAGTATGGGTTCTGCATTCGCTACGGCTGCTGGACCGCTCATGATTGCGGCTGCTGCAACGGCTGGATTAAAAGCGCTGGCAGGTGATAAGCGCGTCGGCGGTGGATTTGGTAATGCAATTAATGCCGTCGGTGATATACCAATTATTGGCGACCTGTTGCCTGTTATCCCGCTGATAAATGCCTTGTTCGGCAGAGGCCCATTAAAACAAAAAGAAACCACGTTATCAGGAAGCATAGGCCAAAGCGGTTTTGAAAGCGGATCTATTAACACAAATTTTGTTGCCAAGGGTGGACTTTTCCGCAGCAACAAAAATGATTTCGCTCGGGTTGATTTAGTAACCGGGCAAACTAGCACTGATAACGATAAATTAAAAGCATTTACGGAAAGTTTAGGTAAGCAAGCTAGAGACATTATTGATATTTTCAATGATACGGCCAAAGGCGTGTCAGGATCTATCGAGGATATTGGTAAAAATTTAGGCATAAGCACGGCAAGCCTAGACAGTTTTAACCGTGAAATTAGTCTCGTGTCTGAGAAGGGCAAGTTTCTAACAGAAGAGCAGATCAGTGCTGAAATTGCAGCCATCACAGATCAATTAGTAACCGGATTTTTACCGAGCATTACTGATCTAGCAAAACGCGGAGAAACATCGGCTGAGGCATTGCAAAGACTGAACGCAGAGTTTTTATCAATGTCCGGCGCTGCTCAAAATTTAGGCGCTACAGTAGATCAAGCTCGCGGATTGATTCAAGCTTTATCATTCGAGCAGCGTACGCAATTCGTTGAAATGGCTGGAGGTTTTGAATCTCTGGCTACTATGTCAAAGTTTTTCTTTGACAATTTCTTGAGCGCTCAAGAGCAGGCATCACTAAAAACAGATCAGCTTAATAGATCATTGACAGAGCTTGGTGTATCGACTGCTATTGCTGTAGAAGATTATAAAAAACTGATACAAGCAGAGGGAACGGCTAACGAGCTAAGAATAGCTTTGCTTAAATTGGCTCCGGCATTTCTTGAGGTCAGGAATGCTCAAGTGCAGTTAGGTACATCAACAAACACGCTTGCAAAAGCTGAGCGGTCTTTAAACGATATCCGTAACGAGTTACTAGGAAAATATAACCAAGAGCGTGGCGAGCTGGAATCTACTATATCCAAATTCAAGGGCATCTCTGATAAGCTAAAAGATTTTCGGGAAGGCTTAGCATTTAGCGAATTATCTCCGCTAACTCCTGCACAAAAACTTGAGCAGGCGCGGGCAGATTTTAATCAGACGCGCATTAAGGCGGCATCCGGTGACGAGTCTGCGCTTGATAGGCTGCCTACTGTAGCGCAGGAATTTTTACGCGCAAGCCAAACTTATAACGCATCGAGTGCCGCATATTTAAGCGATTTTGCGCTCGTTACTAATGTGCTTAAAAACGCAGAGAAGAGCGCGTTATCACAGTCTGATATAGCACGCAGTCAGTTAGACAGCTTAAAATCTAGCGTAGATTATCTGCTGAATATCGATAACACGACAAAAACAACAAACGACCTGCTAAAGGAGCTAATTGCAGCTACGCTGTCCGGCGGCGGCAATTCTGCTGTTACTACTGGAGATATCCGCAGTTATCTAGATAAAAATCCGAATGCCACACCTCAGCAAGTGGCTGCTGCTGCAACTAAATTTGGTGTGTCGAATGCTCAGCTTGATGCTGCTGGGTATGATGTATCTCAGATTAACCGGGCAACTGGCGGAGCATCAGTAACTGATAAGCAAATATTAGACTTTGTTAATGCTAACAAATCTAACCCGATGGCTATCTATAATGCGGCAAGACAGCACGGCATAACATCGCAAAGATTATCTGCTGTTACCGGGGTATCTTTGGCTGATATTAACAAGTTTGTTAAAGATAACAAGCTGCCCGCATTTGAGCGTGGAACGGATTTTGTAAGAAAAACAGGCTTGGGATTACTGCATAAAGCTGAGGCTGTTGTGCCATCTTCGGCG